TACGCTTCGCATTATAACACACTCTCGCTCTATATGTCAACCCCCCGCGCTCCCAAAAATACCAAAAACCCCTCATAAATACTCCCCAGGTAGTTGACAATAATTCCCAGGTATTCTATAATAGTTCTATAACACCTTGGAGCAAACTCATGTCGGTTTCGTATCAGTCTGCGCAGAAGCAACATGTTAGAATCACTCTGGATCTATCAGTTCTGAGTGACTTTAATGCGCGGGATATTGACTTTGAAAGGTTATTCGAATTGGAACCGAATGAGAGCGTCGATGTTTATATTGAGGAGTTCGACAGATACTGATAAGAACGTCGCGCTCTTAAGTATAGTGATGTGACAGTTGTAGAAGTGTCACAATAAATGAGCACAGCGCCCCAGATCTGGTATTCTACATTTGTTGGTGAGGGAAGCATTCAAACCCCACCACACAATCTTACTATGAACAACACTCTCGGTTTCCCTCCTGCAGATGCTCTCCTGGTGCAACTTACCAAGGTAGACTATCAGAAACTGTTTGCTCAGTTTGTGATCATTAGTGCCACTGCGCTGGGTATCATTGTGGGTGCTGTACAGTTTGTGTACAACAAGACCACACAATGGTATCAGTCTGGTGGCAAAGAACAACTGCTTGCATATGCTCATCAAACCGCACAGTTTATCAACAACAAAACGCAATTGTTTGATAAACTTTATGCGTTCACAGTGAGTGTCTACAATCGCATTGAACTTCTTGCACATAAGATTGAAGATCTTGTTGCTGCTTAAGTAACACAAACACTTCACAGTTTCTCCACACTTTTCTTCGTATCATGACTGTTACCAACTTCGCAACGTTATCTAACATCGACCTTGCAATCGCTGAGGTCCAAGGTAAAGTTAAGGTCACACGGTTAGAGACAGTCAAACCCCGTAGTTCTGACCTGATCCTGTCACAAACCAAGGGGAATCGTTGTAGGACTAACCGCTCCAGTGGCACTAACTTTGTGACCTCAATCTCCTGAGTCAGTCACACAAACCTCATCAAACCTAACTAACACTCTCATGCGTTACATTCCTCAGTCTCGTTATTCCTTTGAAGAGATCTGTAAGCAATGCTCTGATGCGATCAATCGTCCCTCTCAGTCTACACCAGTAGTAGCACCAGTAGAGTATGGTCAGGTGCTACAGTTCTATCGTCGTGAATCTACTCTACTTGCTGCATAGTAAGTAACACTGACCCAACGGGAATGAGGGGTCATAAAATATACTCATTCCCAGCACAGTTCATTACACTTTTCTTCGTTATTATGTCCAAGTCCGTGATTCTTTCTCTGCTTGCTCAAGGTAACACTGGAGCAGAAATTCTGTCCATTCTCGATACAATCGTCGAGCACATTGAGCAGGAGAACATTGATAGTTGCGCGGAGGTATTTGCTGCATAAAGTATAGTCAACTGTGCGTCCTCTGGGTGTTACTTGGGGGACGCACTTTTCGTTGATTGTATAAAGAACTCACTGTTTTGCAAACACCATCAACTTGAAGACTTTTTGAATCACGAATTAAACAGTGAGTTCTTATTAGTATTACACAGTGATTCGTTGTTTAATACAAATACACAGTGAGGTAAGATACAATGCTCTTCGAGACTTTTTGTATAACGAATAAACAACTAATCGCGATTGTTCGTTATTAGTATTACACAGTGATTCGTTGTTTATTACTAATAAACAGTGATTCGTTGTTTATTCGTAATTGACAGTTATTACGATTGCGCGTTTATTGTTTATATCGGGCGTTGCGGTTTTAAAAAACCCAAACTACCCTAACCTACAAACCTTTGAAAACGCGAGAGAGATCTCGATCTATAAAAAAAATTTCCGCAGTATGATTAGTCTCCGAACCCCCCCACGTAGAAGAACTCCATATTGGAATTTTTGGAGAGTTGTATTAGCAGGTTGGGTTATCCGATATCCCCGTCCCTTTTTTGTTGGATTGGGTTTTTTTATTGTCGTGATATATAAAACAGTAATACGTTAAGATGTATTACAAAAAATTTTCGGCAATATTTTTTAACCCCCATGGAAAAAGTATATCACATCTATGCAAAGGATAGATGTTTATTTCATTCGATTAAAGAAGAAGAATTCCAGACAACATGGAAGACACTGAATAATATGGTAGGATTGATGAGAACTGATTATACAACTGATGATTTGTCTTATGAGGAGTTATCGACAAGTAAGGAGACTGCATTAAATTCATCACATTAAGATTGACAAAATCTAAATAGACTGATAAAATTGATTTGAAGGTTGATTAAACTTTATGGCAAAAGGATTTACGGTTAAGGCCACAGCACCAACTACTACTTCCAAAGAAGAGTGGGATTATGATGCAATCAAAGCAAGAATGAAAGGAAAATCGATTGTCTTCTGTCTTCCTGGCAGAGGGTGTTCTTATATTTTTCTGAAAGCATTTGTACAACTTTGTTTCGATCTTGTACAAAATGGAATGAGTATTCAGATCTCACAAGATTACTCATCAATGGTTAATTTCGCACGTTGTAAAGTACTGGGTGCAAATGTACTCCGTGGTCCTAAGCAAATTCCTTGGGACGGTAAACTACAATATGATTATCAACTTTGGATTGACTCGGATATTGTCTTTGACTCGAACAAGTTCTGGCAACTCTGTGATATGTCAATTGATTCAGAAGGAAATGAAAAGGAAATTGCTGCTGGTTGGTATGCAACAGAAGATGGTCACACAACCTCTGTCGCACACTGGTTAGAAGAAGATGACTTCCGTAAGAATGGTGGAGTGATGAATCATGAAACTGTTGATTCAATTTCAAAGCGTAGAAAGCCTTTCACAGTGGATTACACTGGATTTGGTTGGGTACTGATTAAACACGGAGTATTTGAGCGTTTGGAGTATCCTTGGTTTGCTCCGAAGATGCAAGTCTTTGACTCTGGTAAAGTGCAGGATATGTGTGGTGAGGATGTTTCATTCTGTCTTGATGCAAAGGAAGCAGGTATGGTAACATGGTGCGATCCTCGGATTCGTGTGGGGCATGAAAAAACTCGCGTAATCTAAATGAGACTTTACAATCTTTTATATAAAGGGCGTAAAATTTATTTAAATCTCACTATGGAAGACTGTAGTGAGATTCTTCAAGACTTCTCGGAGCGTTTTTACTCGGGGGAGGATATAGAACCAAATGAACTTGAAATGGAGGAAATTTTAAATGTCTAGTAAAGGCGGATCTAAAACTTTATTTGAATCAGGAGCACCGAAGAAGACACGTCAAGGGCGTTCGTCTCGTACATTACTCAGTGCAACCTCTCGTAATGGACGTAAGAAGAAATACAGAGGTCAAGGTAGAGGTTAATAACATAGATAAGGCAGGGGATTAATCTCCTGCTTTTTTTATTATCAATTTATGTCATACCTTAATCATAATTTACCAACAATCACTTGTTATATTCGCAATGAATTTCTTTATAATCATAAAAAAGGCTATGGAGAGGTAACTTTATGTGACGTACACTCCGTAGCGTCCTTAGAGAAGCATGTACCCCTCTTTGAGGCGTTTTTAGAGAATGGGGTCAACTGGACTCGTAGACCAATTCATGCGTTCTGTTGGAAACCTGATGCTCCAGTTGAAGAATTAGAAGAGTGTATGTGGTGGGATTGCTTTTCTCCTTATATTGATATTCAAGTACGTTCAAGAATGGCTAACTTACGTGCTGAACTTATCAACTATAAGGGCAAAAAGAATGAAGGAACTTATATGTTTACGTTAGATTGGTCATGGGAATCAAAATCTACTTTGAACACAAACTTTAGTGAGACACCAGAGCATAAATGTGCTCATTTTTTCAAGATGGATAATGGAAACTTCTATGCATATCCAAATAATAAGATTTTATGGTATGACGATGCATGGACACGCAATAGAATTACCAAAAATCCTGGTTATGAGATTGATTTAACTGAATATTCAGTTGAAAATCGTCGTAAAATTGAAACATCAGATGATTTTATGTACGAAGTTAAAGAAATTCGGGATAGCAACCCCGTAAAAAGTTCTGATTTACCAAATCAGGAGCAAAATGGAACAACGAATGCTTAGAGAGATTTCAAATGATGATCTCACTCCCAAAAAACACGACTTTCAAGTTCAAAAGGAACTTCACGAAAAAATTCGTAATGATGAAGACTATGATGATTGGGAATATGGTACTGAGCCTATCCCTTTAACTGAATTTTAGTGCAATAAATAAGGTAGAATTATAATACTTAATGCCACTAGAGCGAATAAGTCAAGGTTTCAAAGATATTAGTATGACTTTTCAGAGTAATCCTCTGAACAGTGATTTAATAGCACTTAAAAATGAAACTGCGATTGCTCGCTCTATTCGTAATATCGTTTTTACTCTTCCTGGCGAAAAGTTTTTTAATGAAAACTTTGGTTCAAGAGTAAGTAGATCACTTTTTGAAAATGTTGATGAAATTTCTGCATCAATTATTCGGGACGAAATTCGCAATTCAATTAATAATTATGAACCAAGAGTTCAATTGATTGAGGTACAAACAAATCCTGATTATGATGATGGTTCTTTTGATGTAGTGATCAATTATAGAATTATTGGTGCCGATGTTCCTGCTCAGCAATTACAATTCGTTCTGCAACCTACTAGGTAAATGCCATTAGTAAACTTTACAAATCTGGACTTTGACCAGATCAAGACAACTTTAAAAGATTACTTAAAGTCAAATTCGAATTTTACGGATTATGACTTTGAAGGATCCAATCTTTCAACGATTCTTGATGTTCTGGCATATAATACCTATATTACTTCATACAATGCCAACATGGTGGCAAATGAAGTATTCATTGATAGTGCAACACTCAGAGAAAATGTCGTTTCTCTGGCAAGAAATATTGGATATACCCCCCGCTCAAAGAAAGCAGCAAGAGCAACAGTAAGTTTCTTTGTTGATACTACAAACATTACTCCAGCTCCTGCATCATTAACTCTTAAAAAAGGTCCTATTGCAAGTACTACAGGTTCTTTTGGAAACCAATCCTTTGTGTTTTCTATTTTAGAAGATATTACCGTTCCTGTAGTTGATAATGTTGCATCTTTTAATGATATTCAAATATATGAAGGTATCTTATTAAATACCAATTTTACTTATACTTCAAGAAATCCAAATCAAAAGTTTATTCTTCCAAACAGTGGAATTGATACTGACCTAATCTCAGTATTAGTTAAAAGTAATTCTTCTGCAACTGCTTCTGTAAAATATAATCTTCAAGATAGTTTATTTGGTATTGATAAAGAATCGGAAGTTTACTTTTTACAAGAAATTGAAGATGAAAGGTATGAATTAATTTTTGGTGATAATGTTTTTGGAAAAGCACTTGAAGAAGGTTACTATGTTGAAGCATCATATATTGTAACCAATGGTGATAGTGGAAATGGTATTGGACAATTTAGTTTTTCTGGAAGATTAACCTATACAAGAAATTCTACAGAGTATGTTGTTTCATCTGGAATTTCTCTTTTGACGACTGGTTTACCTTCAATTGGTGGAGAAAGTATAGAAGGAGTTGAATCAATTAAAAAATATGCACCTAGAATCTATGCCTCACAGAATAGAGCACTTACTGCAAATGATTATGAAACTTTGATTCCTGCAAAAATTTATCCAGAAACAGAATCTATTTCCGTATTTGGCGGAGAAGAAGTAGTTCCTCCACAATATGGAAAGGTTTTTATTAGTATTAAACCAAGAACTGGCGATTTTCTTCCAAACTTGATTAAAGAAAATATTAAAATGAAGTTGAAGAAATATGCTGTTGCAGGTATTGTTCCAGAAATTTTAGATTTAAAATATCTTTACCTTGAAATAGATTCAAAGGTTTATTATAATACAAATCTTGCTCCAAATTCTGCATATGTTTCCAGTGTAATTCAGACAAATGCAAATAAGTATGCAGAATCTACTGAGTTAAATAAGTATGGTGCAAGATTTAAGTATAGTAAATTTTTAAAAATCATTGATGATAGCCATCCTTCTGTTACATCAAATATTACTACTGTTCAGATGAGAAGGGATATTAGAGTTGTATTAAATAGTTTAGCAGAATATTCAATTGGATTTGGAAATGAATTCCATATTAAGAGTATGGATGGATATAATATCAAATCTTCTGCATTTAAAGTAAGTGGAATTTTGGAAGATGTTTATCTTTCCGATATACCCGATACTAACAGAAATACTGGATCTATATTTTTATTTACTGTACCATCAACATCATCATTGAATCCAACAATTTTGAGAAGAGGTGTTGGAAAAATTAATTATACTAGTGGCATTATTACATTGAATCCAATTAATATTACTTCTGCCAAAATTAAAGATGGACAATCAATTATTGAAATTTCTGTCACTCCAAAATCAAATGATGTAATTGGATTGCAGGATTTATATTTACAACTAGATATTAATAACAGTATATTTGAAATGGTTATTGATGAAGTTTCATCGGGTCTTGATCCATCCGCATCAAACTACATTGTAACATCAAGCTACACCAACGGGAACTTAGTAAGATCATAATCAAATGACAGAAACTAGAATCAAGTTTAGTAACATTGTTCAAAATCAACTTCCTTCATATGTTAGGGAAGATTTTCCATTAGTTTCTGAATTTTTATCTCAGTATTACATATCCCAAGAATTTAAGGGAGCCCCTGTTGATTTAATACAAAACATTGACAAATATATAAAAATTGATGAACAGACAAATCAAATTGAAAGTGCAACATTGTCTGCAAATATATCATTCACAGATGATGTAATTAATGTAGAATTTAATCCACCAATATCAAATGGAACTTATGGATTTCCTGATTCATATGGATTGATTCAAATTAATAGTGAAATTATTACATATACAGGAAAAACTGATAGTTCATTTACTGGATGTATAAGAGGTTTTAGTGGTATTACTTCTTATGATAAGCAAAATAATCCAGATGAATTAGTATTTTCACAATCAGAAGTTGCAGAACATGTTTCTGGTGTAATAATCACCAATTTAAGTTCATTATTCCTGAAAGAATTTTTATTAAAGTCTAAATATCAACTAACGCCCGGTTTTGAGAATAGAACTTTCTCTGCGGACTTAAATCAATCTCTTTTTATCAAGCAAGCAAAAGATTTTTATAGAAGTAAGGGAACTGATGAGTCCTTTGAAATTTTGTTTAAAGTACTTTATGGCGAAAATGTATCAATAATTCGCCCAAGAGAGTTTCTTTTTAGGCCATCAGATGCACATTTTAATGTAACCAATGATTTGGTAGTCGAAAGTATTTCTGGAGATCCACTCAATCTTGAGAATTCTACCTTAATACAAGACTCATATGGTGACATCACTAAGGCATATGCGCCAATTGCAAAAGTTGAAAAAATAATTTCTGGAGTTGGAAATACTTATTATAAATTAAGTCTCGATGCTGGATACAACAGAGACATTAATGTTGATGGTGCAATATA